GGAGCTCTTCGCCTTAGATGGGAAGGAAGCTAACCTTACAGTTGGAGATGTAGAGAGACGTAACACGATTGCTAGTTTACTTTCAGACTGGGGTCTGCTTAAGATAGTAGTCCCATCTAAAGTAGACCAAAAGGTTTCTTTATCGCAGATCAAAGTGGTTGCGTTTAAAGAAAAGGGTGACTGGAATCTAGTCGCTAAATATAATATAGGTAAGAAAACCTCAACTAAGTAATTGGAGAAAACATGCTTAAATTTGAATTGACTCTAGATGAAGCAAACATGATTCTTGCCGCGCTTGCTAAAGCGCCGTTCGAGCAAGTAGCTGGATTGATTGGTAAGCTTCGCGAGCAGGCCCAGCCTCAACTTCCAGCCCTTGAAGCAGCACAGAAAGCTGCTCAGGAAGCAGCTCAAAAAGCTATCGAAGACACTCCAGTCGAAAGAAAGCTGCCCAACTAATATAAATAGTTTTGTCCCAATCGGGATGGGAACTAGGCTGGGCATCCTGGATAAAACTGCCTGCCAACGCCTTATGGGTTGGTTTGTTAATTAACTCGCTTAACAAGGAGAAAACTATGAGCGATTCGTACGATACGTACGTCTGTGGCGTTTGTGGTCATGAGCATAATGAAGAAACCGACGGCAAGTGGGAAGATCTTGCTAAATTCTGGCTCTGTCCAGAGTGTGGTTGCCATAAAGACGAATACACTAAACTTTAATACTCGCTTAATAAAGGAGAAATTAAATGACATATCTATTGCCTTCCGTATTTAAAGATCTCAAAGATTTTGAGAAATTCTTCGTAGGATTCGATGATCAGCTTCATCGCCTGCAGAAGCTTCATGATGATGTTACTAAAAACATTCCCAACTATCCTCCATACAATATCCGCAAGACCGGAGATAATACTTACACCATCGAGATGGCTGTAGCTGGTTTTGGTCAGGGTGAGATCGACATTGAGCTCGACGGTGGACGTTTGGTAGTTCGTGGAAATGCATCGGCTGACGCCGACGCTAACGATTATATCTTCAAGGGTATTGCTGGAAGAGCATTCACTCGTTCATTTGCTATCGATGATAAGGTCGAAGTAAAGAATGCAGAGCTCTTCAATGGTATGCTTCGTATCATGCTTGAGCGTATCATCCCTGAAGAAAAGAAACCAAAGAAAGTCCCTGTTAAAACCAAAGGTGACAAGCAGCTTCTACAAGAAGACCAGTGATGAAACTGGTTGAAAAGCTGAAGAGCTTTGTACGCTTTTGGGTGTCTCTACGAAGAGATGTTTCTAAAGATATGGCCACAGCAAAAGCAAGGGGGTATCTATGAAAGCATTTTGGGACTGGGTTGCAGAAACGTTTCAACCTTATATACAAGAAGAAATTGAAGCTTATCTAGCAGCGTCTACAGATCTTCAAGATCTAGAATATCGTATGAGAACTCTTCGATATAGAGGAATACCAGTATAATTGTTTGTACTTTTAATCTCGGCCGGGATATAATATTATATCCCGGCTTTTTGACTTTATTATGCACTTCTACACGACTATAGCTCGATACGGCAACAACCTCTTATATCGTGGATATCAAGATGGTCGTCGCATCAAGAAAAAGATTCCATTCAGTCCAACACTCTATGTTAACGGCAGGAGTGCGTCTAAGTTCCATACACTTGACGGGATACCGGTTGAACCAAAGAAGTTTACTACGATGCGTGAGGCGAAGGAGTTCACAGAGAAGTTTGAAGATGTAAAGAACTTCACCGTGTATGGCAACACAAACTACATAGCTCAGTTCATCGCCGAAGAATTTCCAGGTGAGATAAAGTTCGACCGCAGCAAGATTCGCATTCACTACCTAGACATCGAAGTCGCATCTGACCAAGGATTTCCTGAACCAGACCAAGCACTGCATCCTGTCATCTCAATCTGTATCAAAGACAGTATTCTCAACTGCTACTACGTGTGGGCATTAGGTGACTACGATGTAGAGCGTTCTATCATGAAAGACGCACAGGTGCGATATACCAAGTGTGTTAGTGAAGAACATCTGTTAAAGCAGTTCGTTCAGTTCTGGTTTGAAGAGCACACTTGTCCTGACGCAGTCAGTGGCTGGAATATTCGCACGTTCGACATTCCGTATCTGGTCAATCGTATCACTCGCATACTTGGCGAAGACTATGCGAGTAAGTTGTCGCCGTGGGGATCGGTACAAGAAAAGATGGTGTCGATGCGTAAGAAGATGGTACAGATCTACGACATCATGGGTATCGCGCAGTTGGACTACATGGACCTATTCATGAAGTTCGGTTACTCGTTCGGTCCACAAGAATCGTATCGTCTTGATCACATCGCCTACGTAGTTCTCGGCGAGCGTAAGCTGGAGTACGACGGTAGTCTACATACTCTATATCAGACAGATCACCAGAAATTCATCGACTATAATATTCGCGACGTAGATCTCGTCGACAAGATGGAAGATAAGATCGCGATGATCACACTAACGATGACTATGGCATACAAAGGTGGAGTGAATTATTCAGACACTATGGGTACTGTTGCTATATGGGATTCGTTAATTCACAGATATCTTCTAGCACAGAACATCGTCATTCCTCCAAACAAAGAGAGTATCAAACTAGACTACGAGGGTGGATATGTAAAAGATCCGCAGTGTGGTGTACACGACTGGGTTTGTTCTTTCGACGTTAACTCACTGTATCCTAACATCATCGTGCAGTGGAACATGAGTCCTGAGACTATTATGAAAGGACGTATAGAGCCAAACATAAATGTCGAGCGAATGTTGGATGGATATGTGTCGACAAAAGAAAATATGTCGATGGCTGCCACTGGTCAATACTTTGATAACTCGAAACAAGGCTTCATGCCTAAAATCATCGAGGAGATGTATGACGAGCGCACTGTCGTAAAGAAAAAGATGTTGACATCTAAGCAGGAATTAGAGCGGTGTGATAAAACTAATAAAGCTGAAGTGTATCGAATCGAACGAGACATCGCTCACTATGAGAACCAACAAATGGCGATTAAGATCTTGTTGAACTCACTGTACGGTGCACTTGGCAACAAGTACTTTCGTTACTTTACGATGGAGATCGCCGAAGGTATTACCATCACCGGTCAAACTATCATTAAGTGGGCTGAGAAACATCTCAACGATTTTCTCAATAAGACACTGAAGACTGATAAAGACTATGTCATCGCTATCGACACCGACTCTGTGTACGCTGGGTTAGGTCCTTTGGTTGAAGCACTGGTACCAGATGGAAGCACTGAGAAAAAAGTAAACTTCCTCGATAAAGTGTGTGCTAAAATCGAGAAAGATGTGTTGGATATCGCTTTCAAAGAACTAAAAGAAAATTGTAACGCGTTCAAGCATCGTATCTCGATGAAGCGCGAAAGTATCGCTGATCGTGGCATATGGACTGCGAAGAAACGATATATTCTTAATGTGTGGGACAATGAAGGAGTTCGTTATGCGAAACCAAAACTCAAGATTATGGGCATCGAAGCCATTAAGTCCTCTACACCTGCGCCGTGTAGAGAGGCTATGGAACAACTCTTCCAAATTCTCATTAATGGTACTGAGTCTGAAACTCAACGCTTTATACAAGAGTTTAGGAATACCTTTGATAGTCTACCCGTCGAAGAGAAAGCCTTCCCACGTGGCGTATCTTCGATCAGTGATTACACCGACAAAAAGACTATATACAAGAAGGGCACACCTATAAATTCTAGAGCTGCGATTCTGTATAATCATCTTTTGAAAGAGCACAGTCTCGAGAAGAAATATGAAATCATTAAAGACGGCGAGAAGATCAAGTACATCTATCTTAATCCACGCAATCCACTTAATGAAGATGTAATCGCATTCATGGAAGTGCTACCACCTGAATTTGGCCTGCACAAATATATAGACAACGACACTCAGTTCGAGAAAGCTTTTCTAGATCCAGCAAAAATTATATTAGATTCAATAGGTTGGAAGGCTGAGGAAGAAGCAACGTTGGAGGATTTCTTTGCATGAAAAATTTATCATATTATATTAGAGCATACGACGAAGTAATGAGCAAAGAAGGATGCCAGAACTTTATCGATATGTACGAACAAGAAGTGAGCAAGGGTGAGTCGCAGTATCTACGAAAATCAGATCAACAATGGAATGATGATTATCGTAGTTTCACAGAACTCAATATTACTCAGATAGATTCGTTTAAGCCATATCTAGAAGAGTACTATGCACGTTTAAAGAACGTATATGACCATTATAAAGGTGTAGTCGACTTTAAATTTTTCCCATCTAAATTTGCTTTTGAAGATGCTAGACTTAAAAAATACGAAGCTAATGACTATGATCAATTTGGTTGGCATACTGATGTTGGCAACAAAGCATCGGCGTCTAGATTTTTAGTAATGTTCATGTATCTAAACGATGTTGAAGAAGGTGGCACTACTGAATTTGAAGATGAAAATGGTTTGTGTACAATAAGTCCTGTAAGTGGTAGAATATTAGTATTTCCTCCCATGTGGTTATTCCCCCACAGAGGCACTAAACCAGTGAGTGGCCCAAAGTATATACTTTCGACTTATCTTCACTATATCTAAAGGAAACATATGAGTATTCTAGAAAAGATTAAGAAGAATACGACTATCAAAGAGTCGTCTATTCTAGCACAATCAAAGTTCTTT